GTGCATTGCACTCTAACTTCTTAAAATCCTAAGAAAGGACTCTGAGAAGCGTAGCTGTTAGTTCAGCATCGCGGATCTAGGTTCTCCTACGGTAATTATTCCGTATAAAATAACTGGTATGTAATGTCAATGCCCGTTGCGGGCAACATTGGGAAAGGCTCACACCCTAACTCTCGATGGTTGATTTGGACCATACTAAGTGTTTTTGCGTGAGGTCTCTCTAATTCCTAAGGAAGTAGAGTAGGATAGGGTCGGTATTCCGATTACGAAATGCCTATACGGTGATACTACGTGCTATGGTTCACCCTTAAGTGGGTGGGGTATAGTATTGATAGGTCGCCTAAGGGCGGGGTCCTAGTTGATACTTAATTTGTGCGGCTCCGGTGACTGTAATAGGTCATTTGAGGTCGTGTGACAAATGTCAACACTTCCGGTGGATAGTTAGTTTGAAGCCTCAGACGAAACATCCGTCTCCTTGAATAAGGTGGCTGCGGCCCTCGCAAGAGGAAACCGAGTCCAATGATGTTAATAATCTCAACGCGTGACAATAAAATTATTTATATGTTCGCAACTTGAAGATATATTAGCAGCTGTTGGTGCCATGATCTTGAGAAATCAAGGTCGGCCTTTCCTTACGTTCCTGATTGCTCAGGTTCGTGGAAGGTTAGGATATATGCGTCTTGGTTTTGTAAAACCAGCTATCCGTTACATGTCTTGGTGCTCATCCCTGGGCCGATGTCAGGGTCTTAAAGGGTTAGTAATAACTCTGAAAGCTCTGAATACATCATTGGCTCAATCCATAGCAAGAGATCTCGATTCCTTCCCATCTACTCCTAGAGTTAGACGAGGGATGTTGGGACTTCCTACTGTGATTCCCGTTCTTCATCGAAGACGGATCGCAGCTGGGGATATCCTTATCATACGATACTGGTTTACTCTCTTCTCTATTTATAGAGTAATTGAATTTCCAGGAAAGTTATCGTTTTCTTCTATTACCGATCCTGGTAAGGAACTTTCGGGTTTCTTACCTGACTGGTCTAGATTTTCTAGTCAGTTCTGGAGAAAACTTGTTAAATTACAAGCTGTAGATGAGGACGATTTAAAATCGCCTCTTACTCTACTATCCAGATTTCGAGTTTCACCTTTTCTCATTCCGCGGTCAACACCAACAAATGATTTATATCTGTCTACGTCGCCTTTTGGTATAATTCGTACAGCAATAGCCTGGTCCAGATCAGATCTGTTACCTTTCTTCAAAGATTGGCTTCAGATGACCCGAAATACTCGATTCCTCAATTGGTTGGAGGAATTCAGTAAAGTAGCGCCTTCGTTATTAACGGAGGAGGCATGTGATGTGCCTACTGATATTGGGAAACTAGGTTTAAAAGATGAACCTGCGGGTAAAATCCGTGTATTTGCTATGGTAGACTGTTTCACGCAATGGGCAATGAAGCCGTTGCATGATTACCTGTTCGAGATCTTGAAGGTAATCCCTCAAGATGGAACATTCGATCAACTTGCTCCTATTAAACTTTTACAGTCTAAAGGGCACAGACGCTTTTGGTCTTTGGATCTTAGCTCTGCCACGGATCGTCTTCCAATTCTCATTCAAGGTGCTCTCCTTAGTCGGTTGATAACCGCTCATGGGGCTAACCTTTGGATGAGTCTAATGGTAGGACGTAACTATGTATTACCCTCTAGGGCCTTAGGGCTTGATCATGAAGGTGATCGATTTATACGTTACGCAGTCGGGCAACCTATGGGTGCTCTAACATCTTGGGCAATGCTTGCGATGACCCATCATGCTATAGTGCAGATGGCAGCAGCTTTGTCTGGGCGGGTTTCTGGTGATGACTGGTTTGAGGACTATGCTCTCTTAGGAGATGACATAGTGATAGCTGACCGGCTAGTAGCCGATACCTACCTGAAAATTATGGCGGGTCTAGGAGTTGGAATCCAACTCTCTAAATCTGTTCATGATTCTTCAGGGCGAGGGGTCTTAGAATTTGCTAAGCGTGTCTACTACGGTGGTTACTCCGTAGGACCGCTAGCTTTATTAGAAGTCCTCTCTGCTGCTGGTTCATTGCCAGCGTGGTTGGAATTGGTACGTAAGTATCAACTAACCTTATCTCAAGGTTTAATTCTCTTGGGATTCGGTTACCGATCCGTTTCTCGGATTAACCAATCATGGTCAGTATTACCTCGTCGCCTTCAAGGATACGTAGTTAGTTACTACGGTCCTGGGGGACCTGGGTTCAAAGGAGACCTCCTTAATTGGATGGCCTCTGGTGGCTCAGACTTTAAGTACCCAGATGATATCTGGATTAAAGATCTGGCTGCGTCAATTCGTCAGCGAGTAATTGATTTATTACCGCGCGCGAAAGCTTTAACTAAATTAGTTGAAGTTGATAGAACTAGGGCTCATTATGGAACCTCCAAGTACGAACCATGGCAATTGCCTAAGTTCTTATTTGTTGGGGACCCTATGTATTCAGGGTCATTATGGCCCCGGGCTGTACGTGCTAACCCAGATGCAATCTGGCTGGTACGGGATCCGGGAACTTTATCACAAGATCAACTAAGATCTTTGATGGGTATGATAGAATTTTGCTATCGAGATTCTTTCTTTGACCTACATAGTGAACTACGAGGCCTCGAAACAGACTTAACTTCTTTGATAGAAGCCGATCTTTCGTTAGATCGGTTAGCCGTTTTAGTAACCAGAATTGAGAATCTGGAGAAAGATATAGAGGGTCTTGGTTTAGCACCTGATCTTACTATACGTCGTGAGGCTCCTCGTCCTACTGACTTTGTCAGAGGAGGGGAGTGGCTCGCGCGATGGCGTTCTTGGCGGAAAGTTAGAAGAAACCTATCTGGAACTTAAGGCTCCTTAAAGCACTGGCGTACTAGACTCAATCTTTGCCGAGTAACTAGTTGAGGGATTAAAGCCCAACCAGATCACATAAACGCTACGCAGGGTTATTAAGACGAATAATCTTAGTACACGAACGTGGAAGTCAAGGGGTGATCATACAGCGGTTAAACGATCTTAGCTTAGTATCACTAAAATAAACGTGAGCTAAACAATGTTAAGACTTTAGACTGATTAGGTATGCCGGCTCTTGGATAGCCCAAAGTAGGTGGGAGTATTACTCCCTTCCAGTTGTGTCTTGCCTAAGTCCTTAAGGAATAGATCAACTATTTAAAGATGAAAACTTATTCCAGGACGACTAACTGTATTTGATACGGTTATCATATATCTACAACACTGCTCCTCTCGAAAGAGTGCGGGGTGGTAATATTTTCAAACGCGTATCTAGGCGCTCCGCGTCAATAGGGAAAGGGGGTAACCCCGGGGTCTATTGACGTAAATCTCTAA